TTTTAATATTATCTGGTATGTCTAAATGTTTTTGATTATCCATAAAAATACTATATTATTTAGGAATATTGACAAATACCATATTTTGACGAAAATATGAGATAATCGGCTATGCATAATATAATATAACAACACCTGACCCACCGGTTCCCCCGGTTCCACCGGTTCCACCGGTTCCTGAAGTATTATCAACTCTTCCACCTGCACCACCTCCACCTCCACCACCGCCAGTATTCGTAGTTCCACTACCTCCGGTTCCGCCGGTATTTCCTGTTCCTGAAGATTTAAGTGCACCTCCAGCACCGCCAGGTCCTCCACCACCACTACTAGTGGTAGACGTCAATGCAACTTGACCACTTCTACTACCACCTGTTCCACCATCACCTAATCTACTATATGTTATATTATTAATAATAACCGTTATTGGTAATGTAGTCCCAGCCGTGCCATAATCACCAATACCATCATCATTTATAGTTCCACCTGCACCACCTGCAGAACCAGAACCACCATTTGAAATAACTCCTCCAAAACTACTAATGCTATTTGTGGTACCTACAGTAACATTATAAGTGGTATTTGCCGATAATGTAATGTTCCCCGTTTTTACTTGTCCAGCTCTACCGCCACTTCCACCAGGTTTCGAATCAGTTCCAGATGTGCTTGCCACCCCGTTAGTTCCCTTGGTACCGTTTGCCCCACCACCGACGATAATATAATATACCGTTTTTGAAGTAGACCCCATTGTGATAGAGCCAGTGCTACCAGTAAATACCGCTACATTATATTCATTACTTGTATAAGTTGTTGCATCGCTAAATATTATACTCGTTACATTTCGGTTATTTGCTATCGCAGAATGTGAAAATGAACCTAGTGTGTTGAATGACGAAATAATTTTATAGAACTTACTATATTTTTCCAATATTTTTTTCCAATATATTTTGACGAAAACCGTTATTATATTCGAATTGTCTCGTCAAACAATCTAAATATATCTTTGTCATGTGATATGATAATAATACTTTTTTTGTATTTCTTAAAGTCAGTAATCAATTGTATAATTTCGTGTTTCAGATCTCCATCAAGTGCATTTGTTGGTTCATCTAATATAACTATTTTAGAAGGAATCACTAAACCGCCGATTATATTCACCACTTGTCTCTGTCCACCCGACAAATTTTCGCCAAACAGCCCGGCCTTTTTCTTATGTATGTCCATATGATTAAATAAATCTCGTATTTTTGGGTATTTCATTATTTCTCCTAAATAACCATTACATATATCTAAATCATAACATCCATATAAAATATTTTCAATTATTTTTCGGTCGAATAATTTAGAATTTTGATTTATATAAATCATTTGGCTACGTATGTAATTTCCATCGACCTCTTTAACATTTACATCATCAATATAGATTTCTCCGCTCGTTGGCGTATACATTTTTATCATTAATTTTGCAAATGTTGATTTACCATTTCCCGATAATCCGATAATACCGATTATTTTATCGGGTAAATTCAAATGAATATTATATTCTTTCATTATAGGTTTTGACTGACCTTCATATTGGAAGGTGACATTTTCAAAAGTTACAGAATCGAATTTCAATTCTCTCGATAAATAATTATTATTGTATATTTTTTCCAAATCTGAATCCATGTTATAAAAATGTTTCATTACTGAAAAAATATGGATAACAAATAATTAACAATGTTCATATTAGTATATGTATACATAAATTTACTAAAGCATATGCATATATAGTGTGGATCACAAGTGCGCCATAAAAAACTACAATATTACTGCAGAAATCATAAAAAATTATTTATTATCCAAATAGAAACATAAAAAAAGCCGCCATATAAATGTATGAACCAAAATAAAAAATTAATAATAAAGAATTCACATAATGCGAATACAATTGATGAAAAACATACTGAAATGTTGAATCATTTTCACGATTTAGAGACGAATATCATTCCAAGTTTGATGAAGGAAAAAAAAATATTAAAACAGAAATTACGTGAGTTAGATAATAGTAAAATCGATATATGTATGGATATTCAAGATAAAATACGAAAACTGAAATTAGAAATTCAACAACTTAAATCGAAAAGAAAAGAGTATTTATTGCAAAATTCAAAACACATTTTTGAATATTTTGAGGAAAAAAAGAAGGTGTCAAGTGGAGATAATAATCAAAACGTAAATATACTCAATTCTTTTTTTAAAATAAGAGCAAAAACTCAAGAATCTTCGAATCTGAATAGTGAAAAATACATTCAATCGAAAAATTCTTATTATAATTATTGGAAAAATGTAAATAATGAAATATTGGATATACATGATTTTGTCGTTCCCTCTGACATATGTGAAATATGTCATCAAGGAGAGCTTATACCACAAGATGAAGAAGGCATTTTAATATGTAACAATTTGAAGTGTGGTAAATTTATTACTTATATTGTAGATAGTTCTAAACCCACCAACAAAGAGCCACCGAACGAAGTATCATATACAGCATATATTCGTCTAAACCATTTCAAAGAGATATTATCACAATTTCAAGCCAAAGAGACGACTCAAATACCGGACGAGGTTATATCGGCGATTCGTAATCGTATCAAGAAAGAGCGCATTACCGATATGTCTCTCATTAATTACGATAAAATGCGCGATATTTTACGTAAATTAGGTCTGAACAAATATTTCGAACATATTCAATATATCAATTCTATGTTTGGTATTAAACCGCCAATTATGAATGAAGAACTACACGAGACTTTATGTGTGTTGTTTATTGAAATACAAAAGCCTTGGGCAGTTCATTGTCCGGCAAATCGAACGAATTTTTTTAATTATACCTACACGCTTTATCAATTGTGTGTTTTGTTAGATCAAACACAATATTTACCGTATATTCCAATGATGAAAGATCGAGAAAAACAATTGGAACAAGACATGATATGGAAGAAGGTGTGCAATGATTTAGATTGGGAATTTTTCCCGACAGTATGAAGAAACAAATAATATTGTTTATTGAAAACAACATTATTTCATATTATATCAAGATTTATACAGCAGCTAGTTTTAGACCACCGACTAAACCAGTGCCTAGACCAAATCCGGCACCTCCACGCATGGATGTTCCCATAGATGGAACAAATACGTCTAGGATGCTGAATGCGGCGGCAGCGGTCAAAGCAATGACCAGGATTTCCTCAACATTAAGAGCTTTACGAGGAACAATCATTGCAACAATTGCAACGGCAAGACCTTCAATCAGGTACTTGATGATACGTTTTACTAATTCGGCTAAATCGAAACTGGAGGACATTCTCACTATTATATAATAATACTAATAAAAAAAATTAAGAATATATATTTTATTTAAAAAACACTTAAACATATATTTCCCTAAATACATTATAGAATGTCTGGGTTCGAACGAAAAAATTTAGAAAACGGAAAACCAAATCCTAAATACATCGATTTATGCGATGAGGATACTCCCATTGCCGGGCAAAAATTCGTATGTATGTCTTTTGTTTCTCCAGAAAAGATTCTAAAGAAACGCGAATTATATTTTTTTGAGCATTTTTTAAAGCAATGGGATTTCACTAAATCAATGACTAAATTTTTCGACTTTATCCATTTTTTATCATACAAATATAACCTAAATGTGGAAGATGTTATGAATGATTTCAATGAATTCTCTAAAGAAGAAGAAGTCAAATTAAAAGAATCATCGGTTGAAGATGACTTTAATACATTTATGGATAAAAATGAAGATCGTATTGCCACACAATTTCAACGTGAAAATGCATTCCAAACATCGGTAAGAGGTTTGAAAGTTCGTGGTGTATTTTCAACCCAAGAAGAGGCCGAAATGCAATGCAAGAAATTGCGTGAGTATGATCCAAATCACGATATTTTTGTAGGTCCAGTGGGTATGTGGATTCCTTGGGATCCAGATGCTTACAAGACTGGACGCGTTGAATTTATGGAGGAGGAGTTGAACAAACTTCATCAAGAAAAATTGAAAAACGAGACCAAAGCGAAACAGGAATTTGAACAACGTATCAAAGATACAAAGAAGAAGGCCATCGAAGAAAACATTAAATTAGCTGAAAAATCCGGAAACGTATTGACTCAAACTATGGATGAAGATGGTAATTTAATTGGTGTGCGCGAAAAGGTCGATTTCGAGGAACGTGAAGCCGCTGACGTTGAGACTACTAATATTCGAAATGAAATGTTACGGGAAAGTATTCTAAAACAAGACGATACCAAAGCAGCTGAAATCAATGAACAGCGTGCAGATAGTATTCAAGTTGAAATGGATACGGATGTATAATATATTTATTCACGTTGATAAATATATTATTCTTCAATTGGCAATCGAATAATAATTTTGTAAAAAATTGAAATACTTTTTCACAAAATTATATAAACAACCCCAAAAAAACCAATCTAAAAACTACTTAAATAATGTCCACAACCACCAGTAACGAAACAATTGTCTTCAATCCAATTCAAGAGATCAACAGTATGTTTGTTGTTCCTACGCATAGAATCAATACTCCATCACGTTGTTCATTTTGCAAATGCACCGGTCATAATATTCGAAACTGTAGTGATCCAGATATTGATATCTTACATAGAAGCGCACAGTTTATGTATTTGACTACCTGTCGTTATCTAAAACGACGTCCGAATACGGAGAAAACTCACAAAATATGGTTAGATAAATTATCTACGAGTGAGTATAAAATATTAGCAAGATTGAACCGATTGGATACAAACTCGCGAACAAAGCGTAATGAGTATCTGGAAAAATTACATACGTATTACATTGGATATGCTGAAAATGAACTACGAAACGACCATTCGCCTAACGCCATGCCAATCATTAGTATATATTCGGCGAATCTGTTTGCTGGTATTGTAACAACCGAACAAACCTTACGTTTTGCCATATATACGTTAGATAATATGATTAAACAAAGTGGTCGAACTCTGCTAGATATGGCACGTTTTAGAATTTGGTTAAATAACAACATTGAATTTTATAATCGCCTGCATCATAATGAACCATCTATGGTTGCTCCTGTGGTTGCAGTAAAAAAACCTATAAAAATAAATTATAATGCATCTTTAATGAAGGAATCGCACGACGAATGCCCCATCTGTTATACCGATATGACGAACGACACTATGGTTCAACTTGGTTGCTGTCATTCATTCTGCGGTGACTGTATCATTGGTCAAATCAAGTCAACTAACAAACCAACGGTCGATTGTGCGATGTGTCGATCTACCATCAGCCAATGCAGTAGTGCATCAAATCAATTATTACAAAAAATTTCATCAAACTTTGCCTAAAAAATAAAATAAAAAGTGGGTCTTCGGGCTCATTTTTTATTTTGCTTTACCATTTACTTTTTTTTACATTAATTGC